GACATTTCCTGTTCGCGCCCCTTGAAGTCGCGCATCAGCGCCAGGCCTTCCCGCTCCGTCGTATCCGGGAGCATCTTGCGCACCCGCCCGATCGCCTGGTTGACCCGCGTGCCCCACACGTCCCGCTCCGCCAGGAACGCCCGCATGGTGTCCTGCCCGACTTTCATTTGTTCCGGCGTCTCTTTGGACTTCTTCAACTCCTCAAGTGCCGCATCGCGCTTTTGCTTCAACGCGCGCATCTCCGCGGCATCCCGGCCCAACACGTCGCCCACAAACGAGGTGCCCGTCTCGTCGCCCAGGAATTTCCGCACCGCGCCCGGCGCCGGCTTCTCCGGTTTCTCGCCCAATACGGGCGGTCTATTGACTTCCGCTTTTTCCGGGGCGATCCTCGAATCAGGTGCACCGCTGCTCGGCGAGGGAGGCTCGCCGCTACCGGATCTGGTGGTTTCGGGGCCGACTGGAGACCCCCCGGAAGACAGAGGAACTTGGGTGCCGGTTGCTGGGGGAGTCGGTCCAGCACTCTTCGGGGCTTCGGAAACGCCAACACTGGTTCCGGAGGCCGGCACTTCACGCTCATACCCCGTCAGCAGCCATTCCGGATGTGCCTGCCGCTTCCAATCCAGCGACACTACCGCCTGGTTCCCTTTGCCGTCCGTGAGAACCCGCCCCACGGCCCGCCCTTGCTTGTCCCGAAACTCTTGGCCTATCGACCAGCCCGGAATCTCGTCGATGTGCTGGTCGAGCCATCCCGGGTGATCCGCGTCGATGTGAACCACGCCATAGCCGCGACGCCCCGCCGCCAAGTCGCCTACGTCGCCGAATGGCAAACCGATCGCGCCCGCCGAATGTGGAATTGCGGCCGCCGCAAATCCGCTCTTTTGTTGGCGAACCCAGTCCAGCGCCTCTCGGGGCTTCCCGGAAAACTGCCGCGCGACCGGCCCGAATGGCCCCGTCTCTACGCCGGCTTCTTCTCCGCCGGCTCCTCGATCGTGTTGCCCTCCGCCAGTTGCACCGCTCCCGCCCGGTGCGCCGCCTTCAACTCCTCGATCATTTGCTTTCGGAACTCCGCCGAGTTGATCGGCCTGCTCCCGGAGGGCGCTTCGGATTTGCCGGTAGGCTCGTTGTTTGACGTCATTGGGGGTCTCTCCATCCGCTAGGGACTGCGCCGCGCGGTCCAGCGCCTCGGCGATTGGCCCCGCCTTGGTGCTGAGCTTATCGTACAGCACAATGCCCTGGTTTGCCCGCAGGGCTACTTGGGCGTTCTCTCCCGCTTTGATGACATTTCCCTGCTCGCTTAACTTATCGGCCGCCGCCTGCGTCGCCACCGTCGCGAACAGCTTTTTTTCCGTTCCAAGCTGCTTCCGGACATAGTCGGAAACCTCCGCCTTCTCCGGCAGCAGCGAACGCGTCATTTCCTCCACGCCGAACAGATTGGTCTGCCCGTCGTCTTCGTTCGTCCCGGTCTTCGTGGGGCCTTCCCTGGCCATGCGGATCAACTCGCCCGCCTGGTCGTTGGTCAGCCGCCGGCCACTCCGCTCCCGCTGCTTCATCAGGTCGTAGACCGCGGCCTGGTCGGCGTGATTCTCCAGCCCCGCGCCGATCGCCGCTCCGCGCGCCGGCGAAAGGTCCCCGCTCATCACCTCGTCGAAGATCGGCTGCGCCAGGCGCGAAAGCGCCAACCCCTCGCTGGCAATCTTCCCCTTCAGCGACACGCCCTCGGCCTGAAGCTGTTCCGGAGTCATCCCCGAATCGCGGAATACCTTGGCCGCGTCCGTCGATTCGCCGCGCCCGAGCGATTGGTCGGTAATGCCCGTGACGCGCTCGGCGATGCTGAACAGATCCTGCTGCCGCGCGGTCGCATATTCCAGGTTCGGGCGAATGTTGATCACGTTGACGGAGCTTGGGTCTTCGGTCGGGTACGCCATGCCCGGCTCCACCTTGAAGGTCTTCTGGTTGAACCCGCCCCCGGGTTTGAAGAAAATGATCGGCCACACCGAAAGCTCGCCGGCCGCGGTGAACAGCCGCGAATTGCTCGTGGCGTCGTCCTCGATCTCTTCCAGCAGCGCGCCGAATCCCTTCGGCCGGTACGTCCCGTCCTTAATCAGCGTGGACTCGACAAACGGCCGCCGCTTGCGCATCTTCGGATAGAGTTCCAGCAGGTCCTGGACGCCGACGATCTTCCGCATGCCCGGGATGAAGCGAACCACCCAGTCGGCCTCGTACGGAAGCCGCTTCTCGATGTCGTCGATTTCCGCGTCGCGTTTGCGCTTCTTCAACGGCCGCCAGGCGCCGTACCACTCCCACACCCAGATTCCGCGCCGGCCGAGAACGTACGAATCGTAGTCCACGCCCTCGGAGCGCTCGCGCTCCGTGCGCACCGGGTCCATGCCCACCATCGTGTAGTCGTTCGAGATGTCGCCGGTCTTCGCCCAGGCGATGAGTTCGCGCACAAAGTTGGGGTCGCTGGTCCCCTGAAACAGCGTGCCGTCGCCGCGCTGCAGGTCGTCGACGGTATACCGCACCCGCCGGATCACGTGGCTGAAATCCTGAATGCTGGTGACGCCGCGCTCCGGAGGGTTCATCAGGTCGTCCGGCTCCAGCGGAAAGAACCCCGGCCCCTCGTAGTCGCAGACCCGCTTCGGCTGGCCATTCGCCAGGGTGGTGAATTCGCGCTTCCACCACGGCCGGTAGGCCACGGCGTGCCCGTTGAGCACCCGGCGAAATTCGAAGATCGCCAGAGGGTTGATGATCTCCATCTGGTCGAATACCCGCGACGTCATGTAACAGCCGATCTTGTGCACGTCGCGCGCGTCGGCCGGCCCGGTGGCACGCGCCGTGATGGCCGCTTCGTCTCCTAGCAGCGCCTGCAGGTCGCGGGCGATCTTGTTGATCGTTTGCCACTGCACTAGCGGTACCGCGTGGTTGGGCTTGCCCTCGTCGCCGGCCGCCGGCGCTTCCACCCGCGCCTCCCACTTCTGCATCCACCGCCGGCAGCGCTCCATCCACCGGGTGTGCGTCGCCTTATCGTTCAGGAAGTCCTGCTCGATGCGGTCGATGAGCTTGGCTTGCTCGGATTGCGGTAACTGGATCTGGAAGGATTTCGGCATCCGCTGACTTATCGCCATCGGGAGCGCCCAGCCTTACGACACGCTTGTCGCGCCTTGGTGCCGAACTTCGCCAGAGCTTCATCCAGTGAGCCCGGCAGGTGGCGCCACTCCGCGTGTTTGCCGCGCCCGAACACACACGCCTCGCAACACATCTTGGGATTGGGCTCGAACTTCGGCATGGTGAACGACTTCTGCAGGTATTTCATGCGTTGCCGCCAATCGCGACACGCTGCCGACACTGTCTGTATTGAGTCATAAACTCCACATTTTTCGTCCAAACGTCACGGGTATGCCCCACTTCCGGCATGCCGCGGCGAACGCCGGCCACGACGACGGGACCGCAGACCGCTCCTCCGCCCGAGACGTCCAGAACTTGCATTGGTCGAAACGCAGACGGTCGCTGAATCGCTGACTTTCCGCGCGTTCCTTTGCGGTCAGCTTAGTCATCGTCGTCCTTGTTCCCGTATTTCGACGGCTTCCACGTCTCGTGTCCCTGCTGCTGCACGCTGTCGCGGTAAGCGAACGCGCGGTGCGCGTACTTGTGCCCCTCCACCCGCAGCGCTTCGGCCAGTACGTCGTCGTCGTGCTTCTGCCCCTCTTCGCGGCCGTTCGGTTTCCGCACGAACTCCCGCAACTGCTGAAGCGTCTCCGAATCGTGAATCTGGATCGCCCCCGTGCGCAGCGCCATGTCCAGGCCCGAAATCAGCACCGCGCGGTTGATGTTGTTGGTGTCGTACCCCAACTCCTGCAGGAGCGGCGCCCGGCGGTCGGAGGGGTCGCGCTGCGTCGAGTAGATCAATTCCAGCGGATAGTTCCGCTGCAGCAGCCCGCCGATCACGGCCTTGCCGACGGCCTTCTGTTCGGGCACCAGGTACGCCCACTGGTAGAATTTCCCCAGCCAATACACGCGCTCCGCCCACGGCCCCGGCTCGTAGCGCTCTTTCAACTTCGCCACCTGCTCTCCGGTTTCGGCGTCGCCGACAGTCGCGCTGCACCAATCCGGATCGCTCGATCCTTGCCGCGCCGTCGGATCCACGCCCTCCGCATGATCGATCCCAATGATGTAATGCCCGCCTTTGCGTGGCATCTTGAAAATCGTCAACTCCCCGTGTCCGTCTTCGTTCTGCACGAAGATCACGCGCTTCTCCACGCCGGCGTCGATCACTTCGAGCTTGCCCTTGGGAGCCTCCTCGATCGCGCGCATCCGCGCCACCGCCGCCATGTCGAAGATCGTCCGTCCGGTGGTAAGGAAGGCCTCCTGTGCGTTCCCCGGATGCTCCTGGTGGAAGCGCTCGATCTTCCCTTCGCAGGACGTGTCGATGCAGAAGCGCCGCCAGGCCAACTGCCGTAGCGTGAGGTTGTACAGGCGCTGCTCGTCCCACTCCAGCCGCGTCAGCGATTTCTGAAATGCGGCCGCGTCCTTGTACCCCAGCCGCGTGGGCTCCATCGCGTTCTCCGGATGCTCCCAGTATCCGAAGAAGACCCACGCCCATCCCGACCGCCCCGACATGGCGAGCTGGCACAGGTCGTAGAAATCGCCGCCCTGCCCGTTGGCCGTGCTCTCCACGATCACGCCCGAGTCCGGCGAATTCGGCACGCGCTGCATGGCGCCGGTCATCAGCGTACCCAGGCTGCGGTAAAATCCCGCCTCGGAAAAGTGTAGCCAGTTGAACGGCGCGCTGCGCACGATGTCCGGCGTGTTCGCCGTGCCCACCAGAATGCTCGCATCGTTCGCCCACCGCAGCCAGCGATCGGTGTCTTTGAGCAGCTTTGGGAGCTTCAGCTCCGAGTTCCACTCCTTGCCCCAAGGGTTCAGGGAATACGACTTGATGTACTGCAGGTAGTATTCGAACACCAGGTCCGCGTGCATCTGGATATCGGCCACCACCAGCGCCCGCCGCCCCGGGAGGAATGGCACGCGGCGGAAGATCTCCGTCGCGGCGGACGACGACATCCACACCTGCGACGCCTTCAGGCACACCACGCGTACCGGCATGCCGGCGAGTTCCTGCTTGCGGATCGCGCGGCTCAGCTTCGCGCCCGCCGGCGAATTGCGGTACGGAACCGCAACGCCGTCTTTATTGCGGATCTCCAGGTGTTCGCAGAATTTCGCATGGTCGGCGGTCCCGCGAATCATGGCGGCCGC